NATTTTTTGGATAAATCCGCAAGCAAAGCTTTGTACCAATCAAGCCGTTGGTTATACGATAAAGCCAGATCCCCGACTTCTTTATCGACCAGATTTGCATATTTAGCGATAATGCCACGGACAACTAAAGCCGCAGCCGTGTATAATGAGCTTGGTTCCTCGGTGATTGCCCACGCAATTTCCTCATCACTTGCGCGTTGATCATTTGTGTTCGTATCCCCGATTAAAAACCGCACTGTATCCCGATCGTTAGCCGCCGGATCTCCGCTATAAGTCCAAGTCATTGATACACCTCTAACTCACATAGGCTTCCATTTACATTTGTTGTCCCCGTATGGGACGTAATTACTAAACTAAGCGTATCTTGATTATTGTCAAAATCCACTGCTAATCCCCCTGCAAGATGTTCCTCTTTTATCGTATCCGAAAAATTATTAGCGAAATTCCCCTGATCAGCCGGTACATTTTCTTTACATATCACATCGCCCCCGGTTACTGTGGTCCCTGCAACATCATATTCCATGATCGAATTATCCCCGGCACTTGCCCAACTTGGAGTTCCCCCGAGGGTACCATTTCGAACAAGCTCGACAAATGCATCATTAGTAGTAACTATAATCCCCCAAGATATAGGTATTATTATGCCGCGATTAGTAAGACTATTAAATATTGCTTTGGGCCGTATCGTTAATATAGCCCTACGCGTTGTAACCCCAATTGAAGTTATTTTATTGCTCGCAGCAAATTTAAATCCAGCAGGAATTTCAAATCCTCCTTCCGAGACCACTGTGGAACAAATATGCCACATATCGGTATTACCCACGGAAACCCCTGTATTTTCGATCTCATATCTAACCGGCAATGCTGCCGTTTTCATATAAACAGTTGTTAATAAATTTGCGTTTAATATCTCGTGGCAATAAAGAGGTACCCCCCTAATCACAAATCCAAATCTTACTCTACCTACACCTAACCACTGCAAATCAATAAAAAATATCTGCGCAAAGCTTATATCTATAGATAATCCGTTTGGATTACCGTAATCCTCTGAGCCGTCGAAAGTGTCTAAATTCCAATCACTTTGCGGTACGGGGGTATTAACAACACTGCCGGATGTAGATGTACGCAATACTATATTTATTGTTCCATTTGATTGTTCGAAATATACTCCATCATCGGTATCAAAATATCCGATACGTTTCCGAACATTAGTTTTTGGTGCCCCCATAGCCCCAGTCATCATGATAAGCTGACTTTTACCGGGCTGGTATGGCCAATATTTATGAGTTTGCCTTACTACTTTATCTCCGGAAGCGGTACCGCACCTCATTCGCACAGAGCTTTCATTTGGCAGATGAGTTGAACTCGCCCCCCCTGTTAAACTCTCCCCCCAATGAAATGAGTCTTTATTATATCGTAGGATAGAATTAAAGAGGGTAGCAGGATTAGACGTTCGCAAACGAGCAAACGCATCAATAGGATAAGAGTCCGCGGGATGTACAGATTGGGATATAGTGCCTTTACTATCTAATCTATTAGAAGCTTGGGCTGTATTTGAGCGTCGGTGGGCCATTATCCATTAAACCACCCTAGCGGCAATATTGACGTATCCTATATTAGTCCCTGCCGCAAGTACTGCGCTTACCGCATTACCACGAGTAGCGGCCAACCCGTCAGGGAATTTAATATCTTTAGAGTCATAGACATGCGCTGACCAAATAACTGTAGAGCCGTCTTTAATTTGCAACAATCCGTCATCAGTCGTGCTATAGCTAGCGGAAACTGCTGTTATTGCCCACTGTTTATTAGTGATCGCTGCAATCGTCGCAGTCGCTTCCGCAGCCGATTGTGAGTCCGTATCATGCTGGCTAGGCAAATTCGCCATTACGTGTTAGCAGTCCAAGTCGGAGAGGCTTTGGTATTAGTGTTTGTGTAGCTTTGCCCGCTATCACTCCCACAAATAGACCCAGGCCCAGCAATACCGGCTCCAGTTGTCCCATTGACCGGCGCACCTGAGACACTGAATATAACTACGTCATTCCCAAGCTCGACATACTCAAACTGAACTCGACCTTGAGTCCTTCCGATCGGGTTAGCCATTATTGTAAGCTCCTTTTGCTCGTTCGCTTATTCCGGGTAAGCGTTGTTTTTACTTGGGGTTTTGATTTCGGCTTAGGTTCAAGCTTAGAAACCCGCAGAGACAGTTCTTGGATAGCGTTCATCATCGCTTCCATGCTGATTTCTTTGCCCGAGTCCGTAAAATTCGATACCCGTATCATATGACTATCAACCATCGCGGTAATAACGTGATGAGGAATACCCCCTAATACTTCTTCATCGAGTATCTCCCCGAGCGCACGTTTCTTGCCTGCGATAGTCTTGCCCGTAATCATTACTTCCGCTATGCGCTTCATATTAAGCCACCGCGTTCTTGAATCGATATCCAAGATCCGATCCGGTTACTTTCATATCGTAAGCAAATTCGCCTCGGATAATGTCGTCTTTTCGGCCATCATGATAGTACTGATCAATCCGAACGCCCAAATCGTTAACACCGGTTAAGCCGGTCCAAACGAAATTAGTTGCAGCGGTCGGAGTCAAAAGATCAGGAGCGCCGTTAGTATGAACTAAGAGAGCGTGCTTACCGACTGTAAAAGCCATGGCAGCCGTACCTTTCTCAACATTAGTCGCGTACACAGATTTCATCGTGATATAACGCTCAACATCGAACAATTGCGCAAGTAACTGCATGGTAGCCATACCACCAACGTACTTAACTCGCTCAGTAATGAGGGGATGTTTAAGCAACTGCACATGCACTTGATAAGGCACAACAAACGTGTTAGGTTCGAGGCCCGTATTGGTTAATACAGTCTCTTTGCCTGTAGTAACGTCAGTGATTGGATCAGATGCGCTATCGCTCCATTGGCTGGCCCCTGATAAAGTGCTATCAGTATCCCAGACGGAATCCGTGTTCATGAACGCGGTTGCAAAATCACGGTCGCGCTTTATCAACATACGTTGAGTGAGCAATCGAGTTGCCGCCTCATCCAAGGGTACTGCTGGATCGGCATTAGCCGAAATAAGCTCATTTATGCCGATTGAGGTCCAATACGGATCACAATCATAAGTACCAGTGGATAGATTAAATCCGGACATCGGCGCTTCTTGATGCGGAGCGCGTTTCTTGACCGCGTCATCACGGAACCAATCGTTTTTGGTAAAGATGTGGTACTTATCGGTTTTATGTGTTACCGGCTTGTTCGGAAACACCCGGTTCGCAACGTAGTTGCCATCATCCTGGATATACGCGATAGACATATCCGTCAAGGCGGCGTCTACATGTACATCACTTGAGGTAGGTTGTGCCATTTATACAACTCCTTTTTATATTAAATCCTGTTTAGACGCTTTCTACACGGCCAATATGATTGATCATTACTGTAGCTAATTCCCCAGCCGCAGCCCCTTCCAACACATAACCCAAAATGTAGTCGCCTACATCCGCGCCCGTATTAGTCGATTCGACAATCTTCGCTTGACCGTCCGCAGAAGTCCCAAAATAGTCCCCAGCGGTTAGAGTTTCGTCCGCGCTTACTTTAGATACCCCGGTATATATAATCTCCGCCGCATCCCCAGCCGCGTCTGGTTTATTTTGCAAGATACCCTGCGCGATTTCCCCATCCGTATCGCAAACCGCAAACTGATTATCAGTCGTATTCTTTTTTACGAGATAAAACTGTTTAGTCGATTGATCCGCCGCAGCAAGCGCGGCTGGAATCCGCATACCATTTTCCCATGCCATTTTCTTAAATCTCCTTATTCAAAAATTAATGCGCTCGATTACGAACAGCTTCATTATAACTATCTTTCATTTCGGGGTGCAGATCAAAAACATTCATTCGAGCTTTTTGGATCGTAAGTTTGGAATCCTTCTCCATCATCTCCTTAGCGAGCCCCGCAACTTTTTCAATGATGCTGGAATCGTCTCCACCACTTCCGCCGATCTCGTTACCGATAAGCCCCTTAAAGGCTTCGTTGGCAGATTTCAAAAGCGTAGTGAAGCGGTCGAATTGAGCATCCGTAAAACTCGCACTAGCAGCCTTGAGCAATTCGCCTAGCTCAGCATCAGTGCCGGGGACATTGCCAAACGTGGAAGCTTGTTTCTCGAACTTTTCGGTGAGAGCTTGGTTTTCAAGCTTCTCGATGCGCTCTTGGCTAGCTTTATCCTTGGCTTCCTGCTTTTCGATATAAGCAAGTACCTCCGGAGACAACCCCGATTTATCGATATCCTGTTTGTCCTTACCCTTGTCCGCTTTCAACTTAGCGATTTCCGCTTCCGCCGTTTCAGCCCGCTTAGTTACGTCAGCCAAATTAGTTTCAAGCTCTGCAACCTTTGCGATTAATGCTTCCTTATCCATATTTGGACTCTCCTTGAGTTTATTAATTAAAGACCCGATCAGTTTACTTTCAAATTGATGCAACGATAATCGAGCCTCTTTTTGTTTATCGTCGATCTCTTCATCCATAGCAATCGATATGAGGGACGAGCGCAAAGCGCTAAAGTCCTCGTGCAGTTGATCGATTACGTTCATATTATTTTGATCCGCTAGGACATCATTAAATAACCGAGCTTTCTCGATGGCTTCAGTTTCAGGGAGTAAATTTTTTAGGATGAAATCAAGATCAGAATCTTTATTCATGATTAAGACTTCAGGGGAATGAGCTTTAGCCAGAACGATTTTAGCTTCTGGATTGGCCCCGGCAGTGACAAGCGAAACCTCATCAAGCTCAAGTTCCGATAGTTCGAAAGTATCCTTTTTAGTCTTTGGCATCCTGTATCCTTAAAAATTCCCCTCAGCGCAATTGGAGGCATACGCCGAGGGGTAAAAACTCCGTGTTATTTTAGTCCCTATTGCTTTCCGTACTAATCCTTTAGATCCTTGTCCCTATCCGTTTCTTGCGAATCTTTGCCCATTCTCGTTTTCTTCGAATGGCACGAATGACATAGAGATTGTAAATTCTTTATGTCATCAAATAATTTTTTATCCCCTCTGTGGGGTTCCTTATGATCCACATTTGTCGCTATTTCCCCGCAGTTCACACAACTCGGATTCGCTTTTAGATGTGCATCTCGTACTTGCCGCCAAGCGGAACCCCGATGCGGTGG